GTCGCCTTGTGGCTAAAAAAACGACCACCTTTAGCGCTGTTACATGATTTGCACATAGATTGTAAATTATCTGGGCTCCACATATCGCCACCCTTAACACGTGGAATGATGTGATCTACTGTGTGTGCTGGTCTGCCACATAATGCACACTGCCAGCCATCACGATCTAATATAGTGATGCGTAGCTTCTTCCACTTGCCACTGCCTATTTCTCTATTACTCAATGCCAGCCTTTAATCTTAAAGTGTTGTAATGCTTTACACATAGACCCATATCTATTGTTGATGTACTTGATACCCCAGTCTATCTGCTTAACACCATTAACAGTTGCAAGATACTTAGACCTACCCTGTGGAATACCTATGTGTGAACCATTACGAGCTTTAGGATCCCACTTACTATTCTCTTTAGAGTACAGCTCTACTAGGCAATATGCTTCTGAAATATCATTTAATTGTATGAGTATGTATTGCTTGTAATGTATAGGTTTGTAATTATCAGCTGCAACAGAATAATCTTTTACAAAGATAAAGTTAAATGCAATTAACAATAGAGTGAGCCAAACTCTGCACCTTCCGAGCCCTGCCGTTGGCGGCTCAGCTTTGTGATTTAAGATCACATGCTTGTTTAGGGTAGCATGCCCTGTCAAATCAATCAGCATAACCGCAGGTCAGACGGCAAGTCACAATACGTAAATCATCTGTGTCGATCCAAGTCTCATCCCAACCACCGGTCATATTGACATCCAACCTATGTATTCTGCATCGGGATTATCAATCAGCCACTGCTTACGCAAAGCATTTTGATTAGCCCAATCTTCAGCTGTGGCCTCAGGCATTCTTACCCCATCCCGTGCCTTTGAATATGAGACCAGGTGCGCTATACATTCTTGACATTTGTAAATTACATTTAGGACAAGACATTGGCCCGACTTCATCATCGTAAGATTTATGTACTGATCCATAGGTGCCGCATTCATTACAGCTGTATTCATATGTTGGCATTACTTTGCTCCAATCAAAGCACAGGTGTGGCAGTCAGTACCTAGGAATTGCCAACTACCACACTGCGTGCATCTTGTTATATCGCTGTCAGGTATGCCTATTGCTTCGGCTATATTCTTAACGCCTACGCATCCACAATCCATACACTGATACGCCTTAAATCCTTCGGGCATGTCCAGCTGATCGAGCCAAAGAAACTCGGTCTTTCGACTACAGCCATTACATTTGAATTGTGCATGTTTCATGATAATATCCTTATTGCCTACAGTGGCACTGAGTACAAACTAAGAAATTACCAGAATGTATCAGCCTGTCATCATTACAAGCCACACAAACATCACTAGATGGTACAAACTTTACCTGGTCGTTCTCTATGCGCTCCAGGTAAGGTCCGCCTCTAAGAATCTCTACATATCCCATTTACTCACCCCCCTCGCTATCACTAGGGAAGAAGAATGATCCAGCAGCTGTAAGTTTTGCCCAACGTGCTTCGCACTGGTCAGGCTTTGCAGCACTACATACGTATCCGTGATAATTTTTTCCAGTCTTTGCCACACCTTCTTTAAGAATCATTACTCCGTGTTTACATTCTTGCGGTTTAGGATTAACTGGTATGGCTTCTACTGCATCACCAATACTCCATACAGTTGGCTTCTCTTCTGCGAATGATGCACGTAACACATCTTCTACAGCTCTAGCCCTTGTGCCTGGCGGTGAGTAATTTGCAACCTTTGTCATTTCTTCTCTGCTAGCCCTTTTGCCCTTAGCTGCATAACCTGCGTTTGCAAGCGCTCTGCCGATCGCTGAAGTCTCTGCATTCTCCAGTGCAGAAGTTGAATTGACACCCCGATCAGACACGCTCTCGCTAGCAAGCCCAGTCGCCCACGGCTGTGCATCGGCTTCCGTCTTAAATAATTGAGCACTAATAATGTATCTAGTGTCTGTGGCCTGCTCAATCTTTGTGAATACTCTTCCATCTGGATACTCCTTCCAAAACTTTTCTAGTCGGCTCTCGACTGTTTCGTAATCTGCTAAATTAAATGCCATTAGTCATTCCCCCACGTGAAGTTAATGTCGGTCTCTGCATCAAGGACTGTCTGGTATATCGAAATGTAAGCAAGTGCATCGATGATTGAGTCGCTGTGACTTGGAGATTCAGTAAGCCTAGAAACCTTGACGAGCGCCATACATAATGCGACTTGACTAGGTGTAATTGGATGGTCGAGATATGCCGACCAGAGATCACTGATCCTTTTATGGTTTGTGTAAGGGTGACCATAGACCGATCCCCTTGTATGCACCAAATCAACAACATCAGCTAGCAGCTTCTCAGTTTTTGTCATAGTCAAACACCTCATCGGTTTTAACTTTGTTCTCGATCATCCGGCGATGCATATTCCAGCCATCTCGGCGACCTAAGTAGTAATAACGTGCTTCTGCATTTTCTTTATTGACGTGTATATACCAGCCGACCAATATTGCAGCTAGGAATGCGTAACACACTGCATAAAATACATCTACAGTAATCATATAGCCCTATCTATGCGCACATATTTTGTGGCATGACAATAGTGTTGCACCTGTGTATGACTTTGTGGATTATTTAGGGCGTAGTTTGTATAACGATTAGGTAACGATGTTACCCGTAATACCTGCCCAGTGCGGTAAATGAGCCATCCTTTGAGATCGGCACTAACGTGGGTGTTAGCGTCTTTCCAACGGCTTCTAGTATAGCAATACCCATCTGCCAATTAGCGCTTCCATAGCGTAAATAAGAGGCTTTCTTTCTATCCATAAGATTGCCTACCTCAACGCCATATAAAGCCCTGTAATGGCTTCCTACGCCCTCTGCATAGGCACTCATGCCTAGTCTATGCGTGTGGCCACACAGTACAGATTTACCCCATTTTTTAGCCAGGTTAAGAGCTGTGATACCAGCGTGCTGTGACATGTTTCCTTCATCGCCATGTGCCAGCATCCACCCTGGGTGAAACTCATAGGCAGTGCGATGGTATTCCATGCCCATATCTTTAAATCCCATAAAGGCTGGGTATTGTAATTCGGGTAGGCTAATTAAACCAGGCACCTTAAGCAAAGTGTTATATAAGCGATCAGTATGATTACTGCGGATAATATGACACTCTCGGCTGTACTCACTGAGATCCCAGAGTATCGACTTAGTAAGTTCCCGATCATCGTGAATGGTTTGCCGATAAGCCAAAGGTGTGCCTTCAGCCCATTTACTAATTGTGTTAAAGTCAATTTCATCCCCAACCACCAATACTGAATCAAACTTCTCCCGCCTTGCTAACTTAATTACATTCTTTACAGCTGCTTCATGATGAAACGGCACTTGTAAATCACTGATAACTAAGTACCGCTTAATCGTCATCCTCATCTGGAGTAGGGATAGTTGGGATAATGCCATTGTCGCCTACTACCCAATCGGGCATAGATGATGGACTGTCCATTAAATACAGACATACAGATTCTGAGAATCCAGCCTTACGTGCAGCTTTAAACATTTCATGCTTAGCAATATAAAACACTTCTAGCTTAGATAAAGGGTCGGGTGATTTACGTACCACACGCCTGTTAATTTTCTTTCGTTTACGAGTGCTAGCCATATTAAAATTATGACTTACTGATTAACATAAAGAGATCATCGACACGCTTCTCTAGCCGTGTTAATTGATCCTTCATACTAGAGCCACCATTCGGGCGTAACTCATTAAGCCAGCCTTTAACTAAGAAACGTAATCCTATTAGACCGCCTGATAGCACGGCGATAACGCCAGCGCCAAAGCCAGCCCACTCTGTAGGTGTCATGCTTCATTAGCACCGATGCCATAAGCACTATCGGATTTGTCTAAAGCCCTAACCGCTGGGCCTGCTAGAGCTGAGATAACTACAGCTACAACAGGATCTAATCCCAGTTCATTACTTGCTAAAAATGTTAAGAATGAAACCAATACGCCACGTGCGTATGACTTGAGTACAGCTTGTTGCTTCTTATTTATCTTCATTCTGTCTCCGTATCTGGTAGGTCGATTTCTTCAACGATATTGTTATTGGGCTTGGTTTCGTCATAGCCGCCTAAGCCGTAAGTAGTTGATTTCATTATGCAATCCTAAATTGAGTGCGAGCAGGGCCACCAGAAAGAACTAATGAACCAGAAAAAGACGGCAGTGAACCAGTCACGCTGTCAAGATAAAAAAGGCTATCTTTAGATACAGTTGATTGAGATGTACTTGCTACTGGCGCCCAATTTCCACCAAAATTACTATATGCTCGCATTGTAGGCGATACAGTTCCACCTTGCAATACACCAGCAACATAATAAAGACCAGCAGATAAACTTTGATTTACAGTAATTGATTTTAAACCTGAAGTTGAGGTATCAACTGTTCCAGCATCTAATACAACAGTTGTTGGAACGCCATTTGAATCGGAATTGTAGATACCAACTCTCCAAGTTGTAGAAGAAGCAAGAGTTGTGCATTCTACGCCTAATCTGTCAATAGTTATGCTTTCTTGAATAAACAACGGATAAAGATACAATCTAGATTTTGTATAAGTGCTAGTGGTAATTGCCGCTGGTGTGGTTTCATACCAATAAGTTGAGCGATATTTTATGTACCAAGGAGTTGCATATTTAAGCAATTTGCTATCTGCAAAATCATAAGCAGTCTTAACGACATTAGCCGTAGCAGCAGTCGTGGTGCTTGTGCTAGATACTGAATCAGTTAATTGCAATACTCCAACAGCAGAAGTAGTTCCAGTTGATACTGAAAGATTTGCAGCTGATGAAGTGCCAGCATTTGTTATTGGTGCATTGACTGTTACAACACCTGATGAACCTTGTGCGCCTGTAGCGCCAGTCGCTCCGGTGGCACCAGTAGCACCTGCTGGCCCCTGAGTGCCTACCCCTGAAACAGTAACTGTGTTATTGACAGGAGTAACTGTTACAGAATTGACTACCTCAGTAACTGTTAAGGTGTCATCACTCATCGAGTTACCTCAGCTGATACAACTGCGTTGCCCTCAATCAAGCGTGTAACAACGCCTGCTCCTGATGTAATCTCTAGGTCATATACATAAAGATCAGGGTCTAAATCTCTTGACTGCGTGGCTGTAATGGTTATGTTTAACAAACCTGTTGCACCTGTAATTACAATGCCGGATGAAGAAGTTAAGGATAAACTAGCGGTTGCTGATTCTACTGTTTTTCTAAACTGCATAGCAGCTGTATAGCCAGTTAAATTTATCGCTGTGCCAGCGCTGTCTTTGTAACTCAAAGCCAGGGTATATGTTGCACCTTGATCTATAAGTATGTTATATGTATTAGCCAATTTTTCCCCCTATTAGTGGTATGTCGAACGCTGTGCCATTTAGATCACCTAGTGTTGTAAAGCTGATATGTATGTGCTTCTTATGTGGGTTAATACCTTTGTACTTACGCCACTTCCAATTTAATATCTTTGAGCATATTCTCCCGTTAAAGATGACGTATGATATGCGTGGATCCGATTTGGCTGCGATTCTGATCTGGTCAGCCAGATAAGGTGCGAGGCTGTCGGATGACTCCAACCTAGAATTAAGATCAAGACCTCTGACCCACCCAAACCTGTCTGGATTATGATCCGATTTTCTGGCGGAGTGACGACTATCGCCCAACCATCCTTCTGGACTTTTAGTACACCGATCTGGAAACCACGTATCAACTTGATCTCTTAACTGCACACCAGCTGCACATAGTTTAGGATTCAATATCAGGCACTATCCATTGGCAAGTATCTTCATTAAATCCTATTGCATTGTCAGGCTCAGGTGCTATAAAAGCATCTCTGACTTCATCATAGGAATAGCCAATGCCAGCATAGTTGTAACGTATATTGCCATTGTAACTTGTCTTGATCCAAGTGCCGCTAAAATTATCTTGTAACCATTGATAACCTTCATCACCCGCTGGATCATTATTATCACCAACTAATACACGTATAACTTTATTATTTTCATCTATTTCTGCCCAATGACTCACGCTGCATACCTCACAATTACAATTCCTGATCCACCAGCGCCACCAATTCCTGTGTTGCCAGCGTTAGCGCCACCACCACCTGCTGAACCTGTGTTAATTGTTCCTGCTGTGCCTGTGCCATTTGCATTACCAGCACCACCACCGCCAGATCCACCAGCTGTAGCACCTGCGCCGCCTTGACGAGTTGATCCACCACCACCTGCGTAAAAACCACTTACTCCTGTAGATGTAGCACTTGCCCAAGCACTCCAAGTATCTTTACCTGCACCACCCACGCCTGCGCTTACATTTTGCACGCCTGCTGTACCTGCTGCACCTGATCCACCACCACCGCCAGCGGTGTTGTTTCCAACACCAGTTGTACCTAAACCGCCTGCGTTTCCGTAACCTGTTGCGCCACCTGTGTTGCCTTGCGTAGCAGAACCGCCAGCACCACCACCAGCACCACCACCACCAGAACCACCGCTAGTACCTGCAGCAACAGTAAATCCACCACCACCGCCGCCATTAGATGTTATGGAAGCATTGAAGACTGAGTTTGAACCTGCTCCACCATTAGCTGTGTTCCCACCTGATCCACCACCGCCAACAGTAATTGAATAATTTGCAGTTGCAAGTGAAGTGCCAGAGAGATAAGAAACACCACCTGCACCACCACCTGCACCTATTTGTCCACCTACACTCCCGCAACCACCACCACCTGCACCACCTGCAATAACTAAAATATCAGCAGTTAATGTTCCACCTGTAATGCCAAGGGTGCCATTGGCAGTAAATACTCTGTAATTAAATCCGCCGCTAGTAAATAAAGTGCCGCCAGTTACAGTTGGCGCAGGCACAATAGAGGCTAAAATTGATGCAATAATATTTAACATTTATGCAATAGCCCCAACTACATACCAAGCATTAGCAGCTGTTTTAATACATGCTGCAGATTTATATTGTGCAAGTGTTGGAGATGCTGCTGTAGCACCAGCACTTAATACAGTTGTAGTGCCAGGTGTAACTGCGCTTATCGTGCAAACACCAGCACCTATATTTAATACTGTAATAACAGTTCCCACTGCAAAATTATAAGTAGCATCGGTTGGTAACTTAAATGCAATAGCAGATGCTTTATTTATTGGTATAAGTTGTTGGTACTCATCACCAGTTGTAGCTGTGTAATCTGCTGTCTTAGCAGTTTGTACTTCAAAGGCTGGTAGCCCATTCCACATAGCAGAAGTAACTACTTGCCCTGTCGTGCCTGGAAAGGTTGTCATTGTATCTCCTTAATAAGATAATACGTTTTGATCTAAGACCCCGTAATCTACGTTGCCTAGTATAAACCCATCTATGACAGGTTCTAGCGTTGTAAACACTGTCCTAAAGGAATTAGGTGTAATCGTGTTTGCCACGCCAAAGATTTGCAGGGTTTTCTCTAGTTGAGACCCACCTGGCTGGGTTGTAATAACTGTGATTGGATCAAAAAAATCTAGGTCTAGGGCAGCAAGTATGCCTGCATCGTAATTAGCGGTGTATAGATCCAGCTCGATGGCATCGCATCGAATTGTAGTCTCAGCTCTAGATGCCACGTAAGCACGGGCATAATCTAGGGCTACTGCATCGGTCTGCATTAGAAGATCCTGCAGGTTATATGAATGGATAAAATATTTGTCAATAGATGGCTGATTGATGGCTGTTTGTACTGAGCCACCTGAACGGCTGATCTGGGCTGAATTGAAGATTAAGGTATCATCCAGTTTCCACATAGCATTGGCATAAGGAATGCCTGTGCCATCATCGGCAAACAGTGTGGGTGTTGCACCTATAGATGCAGTAGCTGTCAGGCGATCCTTAAATACAAACTCGCCATTAAAATCAACATAGATAGCGCCATATTCAGAATCTGCCACAGTCTGCATAGCTCCTAAAGATGTACGTGCTGTGCCTGGATCTGCCTGCAATGTAGTTTGACCTGCATCTATCTGACGCATTGTGGCTGGCCAATCAATTTCATCTAGTATCTCATTGATACGTGTGCCTGATAGATCGCCAGCAATAGCACCTGTGACTGTAGATATTTGTGCATTCTGGGCAAGTCTCATGGCATCAACGGCCTGAATAGTTGTATAGGCAACTTCTGTTGCATCTTTAGGCTGAGTGTTTACATAAGATGTAATAAAGCCAGAGAAGATTGGATAAGTGTTGCTATTGTAGTTTGCAGTTATCTGCACTTTCTTCATCGGTGTTAGTAGGCCGTAATAAGGCCCTGCAGCATTAGTAGGATTAAAATCGCCATTTTGATCTACGATGCGTAAAGTAAGTTGGCCAGTCTCAAATTGATCTGCTAAAGCGTTACGGCCTGTGGCTGTTTTAATTAAATTTACCCTGTCAGACACATCGACAATTACAGCTACAGAATCAGCCAGTACGTTTGTGCCTAATATTCCAATATCTAATTGCATAGCCTGTGCAGTAGCAGGCCCTGTGCTGAAGTTAATTACTGCATTGATTGTTGGTACAGCCATTATTGAATAGTTCCTGCTGGTACTAACTTGTTGCCATATTTAAGATTTACTCTTACTAACTCGCCAATAGCAGACACCAATTTATCACTGCTAGCGTTTGGATCAAGGGTTAATGTAGCTGTAGTTTGTGCAGTGGCAGCGGCAGTAGCAGCGGTCTGTGCGCCCATATTAGTTACACCTTGTGGCAGTCTGGCAAACTCATCTGGTGCTATTTGATTACGGCCTCGGCCAGTTAATTGACCTAAAGAGTTAAACAGCGCTGGCATTCCACTTGCCAAGAAATTTAAAGCACCTGCAGCTGTAGTGGCAGAAGTAGCCAAAGCGTTAGCAGCGGCCACAGCGCCTAACTCAGCATTATATTTTTTAGCCAAAGCCTCGTTATTGTCTAAGATTGCCAATTGCGCTCTTAGGCGTAATTTAGTCTCTTCATCGGTTGCCTGATTAAGCGCCAGAGTTAGTCCTATGCGCTCTATATCAAACTTATCTTTAAGTTTATCTACTTCTGATTTAGCCTTAGTCGCTGCAGTTTCTGCCTTCTTAGCATTTGTTAAATCTTTAGATGCCTTAGCTTCTAAGCGTAATTGTTGCAAGTAGATACGGCTAGATGATCTGCCTTGGCTGTTAGATGGTGCAGTCTGCGCTCTTTGTGCTGCGCCTATCTCGGAGAATCCAGCCAGATAAGCACCTAATACTGGAATATTCTTTACATCAAATAATGCGCCACCAACTTTAGTATTGCCAATTTCTTTTAGTTTGCTAATTAAAACGCCCACGCCCAAGATGGCATCTGCAGTGCTTTGAGCGAAGTTATCCATTAAGTCTGTAGCTGTGCTGATGCTTGTGTCTTTACCTAATAAAGCCAGGGCATCTAGTAGACCTTTACCTATTGTCTCCTGGGCATCTGCAGCCGCAACACTAAGTAGACCCATCTTGCCTGCATAGGTATCTAATCTAGCCGCTGCTTGGCCTGCAAACTTCTTATTAAGTTCGCCCATGATCTTATCCATGTCGCCAGTTTTTAGTGTGGCCTTGCTTATGCCTGCACCTAATCTGCTTAATCCTGTGGTGTTACCACTAAAGCCACGTGTAAGGGCTGCGCTTACTTCTGTCAAAGACTTGCCTGTGGCAGCGCTTATATTTAACGCTGTCTGTAATGCGTCTTGGCTTCTAGTTATAGATCCTGTAGCTGTAAGTAATTGTTGGAATGCCGGGCGTAACTCATCATCTAATACGCCTGTTAGTTTTTGCAGGTTGCCTATGTAGTTTTCTACACCAGGTGCGCTGAATTGAAACCCTGTGTTTTTAAGCTGTACTTCTAAAGACTTAGCGGCCTTCTCATCGGCCATAAATGCAGCCACGGCCTTCTTGCTAAATTGAAATAACTTCTGTGCTGCAAAGACACTGGCAAAGGTTTTGCCTAACTTCTGCACCTGTTGGTCAAATAAAGATATTTCCTTCTTGCCTTTTTTAAGTGCCTTGCCATTAAAGGTGGCTAAGGCCGAGACGACTATATTGGCCATTATGCAACCCTCTTTTGCTGTGTAGTTTTATTAAAGTGCGTAGCAGTAGCGTTAATTGCTTTTTGTATTGCTTCATAAATTCTAGGACTATCTTCTGCCCAAGCCTTGTAAACTAGACGGCCTTTAGTTTTACGACCACCGCCTCGCATGCCTGCGATTTTCGGCTGGGATGTTACTTTAGGCATAGCAGCTATAAACTGTTGGCTAGCGAATGCGTTATTAGATCCGAACTCACTAAGCGCTTTACTTCTAGGTGCTTTAAGTGTGTATGTGCCGCCATCACCTTGAGATGTTCTAAACTCAAATGGCGCTCTACCCTGTGGGTTCAAACGACCTGCTACTTCATAAATTGCGCCTGGCTTGCTTGCATTGTAAACAAAATTGTAAACTTTAAATCCATTAGAAAATGTTTTATTTTGTCCAGGGTTATAGCCAATTCCTGCCTTAGCCACACCTGCATCATATTTAGGAAATGTGCGATATTTCATCGGGCCAATGATTCCAGCGGCCTTTGTCCAACCTGACAATACGTCTGTGTTTGCTGGCACAAATCCTTTAGCCTTGCTAGCTACACCACGCATTAGCGGATCTATAGCTGCAACAACACGTCTACGCATATCAATATCAATAAAACTCAAACCCTTTAGGACATCTTTAACGCCTACGACCTCTACTGGCATTTTTGATCTCCTTGGCTCTGTCTGTCAATACCTGGATTATTGCTAGATACATTTCGGTATCCATATCAATAAACTCTCTAGGCGGTATTCCAGTCTCTACTGCTAATTGCGCAATAGTGTAAGCAATAGAATTCCGCTCAGTTATTTTTTTTCTTCGTCTAATACCTCGACAGTATCTAGAGTGTCTATAAACTCTGATCCCCATAAAGGTATTTGTGCGCCAGCCCTGCGTAAGCATTCATAAGCCAGCCAGAATATCTCTGTTTGACGTTCATGCTCACGCAAGACCTTGCTAATTCCTGATCCGTACTTTAACTCGAAAGCGTACTCAACACCTGGTGTGATCTTGTGTTCTGATACTTCACCATTAGCCCTTGTTATCTTTAGCTTTGCCATTGTTACTCCTTAATTAAAATGCCACCGATGGTGACACTGTTACTGCGGAGTTTACTGTAAAGGACAGACTTGATGTTGCAACTTCAGCCACGCCACCTTGACCGATTGGGGTCAGGTTATTTACCAGGATTGAGAATTGGTAAGTTGGGTTTGTAGCTGATACGGCAGTGCCTTTAACAGTAATTACTGATACTGCAAGGGTCTTGCCAAATGCTGCGCTAAGTGTCTCATTGACTGAAGCGGCTGCCCAGTCGTTGATCAGATCCACGGAAAATGTGGCAGATTGCAAACCCGCTACAAATTGGTGTGAGGTGCTACCCATACTTGTGACTTCTAATTCGTCTACAATTTGGTTAATTACAGCGTTAGTTACGTAAGCGCTGATATCGATTGAAGGTGTAGTTGGTGCAGCATTGGTAGCCAACTTAACACCTACGTTATTATTTAAATAGATTGCCATTGTTATTCCTCGTCTTTCTTAGTTTGTGCAGTTGGTTTTGGTGCTTCTTTAATTTGGCCTGTCTTGATTAAGAAGGCTAAGTCTTCTGCTTGTGTACTCATTTTAACTCCAGCTCGTTAGGATTGATACAGTTATTTCTGATGTTAATAAATCTCCACTAGCTGCGTTAGTTATAGCTGGAGCGGAGACACTTGATATGTTGTAAACCAGGGTCGATGCCGCTAGTTTAGTTACGACTGCCACAATAAAGTTTTCCATACCTAGCAAGTTGCCTTGATTGTCAAATGCAGGTGTAGTTATTAAAATCTTAAAATTAGCCAGGGGTGAGATGCCTGTCTGGCTGTTATTGTTTGGAATTATGTAGGGATCGGATGGGGTGACCACGACGCTGTTTGCAAGCAAAGTTGCTGGCGGGAATGCAAAGGTAGACCAAACTCCTGGGTTTGCTAAAGCGGTTGCTACTGTGCCACGTAAGGTGCTTATTGCAGCCATTAGCCGACCAGTGAATTAGGACTTGAATACGGCTGGATGAGACCACGCACTCTGTTAATCAGCTGATAACCCATCCGATATGGGCTTGCAGAGATCCCATCCATACCTACCCCACCAGTCTGGCTAACTTGACGTGCTTGCCAGATGTCTACAGCTACGATCATCGCAGCCTCTCTTATGGCAGGGGTCGCAGTGTAAGCCTGTGCTTTATGCTCTGGGCCAAGGGCTCGGCCGTATGGTTTTACAAAATGAAAATTGTCATCCGCAGCTGTCTTTGCGTATTGAATAAAGCTGTAGCCATTAGGGTATGAACTCAATGCGTATGTACTCCAAAACATTGTGCCGATTGAAGCGGGCACTGTAGTACCAGGGAATGATCCGGTTAATGTGTATGTACCATTATATGTTGCACCACAATTAGAGACTGTTATTGATTGACCTGTAGTAAATATGCCAGGGTTTGATAATACTAAAGTTGCTACGTTATTGCTGATAGATGTAGCTACTACTGGGGCATCGTTATGCCATAAATAACCAGAGATTAAATCTTCTGCCGATTGGCAGCATTCTTCTACAGTTGCATCACTATATAAAGTACCGATACCAAGGTTAGTACGTAACTCGGCTTGGGTAACCATTACAGCGGCCATAGATTCCTCTCTAAAAAAACTCCCCTGGGGCTAGGGCTACTAAACCCCAGAGGATTACTAAATTGACTAACTTATTACGTTAGGTTAAAGCGGCGAACGCCACCAGCGACCAATACACCAACGGCCATGTAGCCATATAGTGCTGTCTCAATCTCGCCAGTTGCTGGCTGATTTACAGATAGTCGTAGGATTGGTGATTCGTAAATTGATACTGATGAAGGTACAACAATAAATGCTGACTCATCGATAGTAGTTGATACTGCGTTTGGATCTACGTATAGATCTAGACCTAATACGTTACCACGTAGTGATGTTGGTACTGAAGATCCAGCGTTATTCATTGGATTAGCAGCATTGTAAATTGGGCGACCTGTTGTATCGGTTGCGCCAAGTAGTAGTGACCACTGTGATGTACCAGCGATGTACTTAGTTGCTAACTCACCTGTTGCAAGGTATGCAGCTGGTGCTTCTGTTGATACGTAGGAAATAATTCCTGCTGAATCTGCTGCTACTGCTGTAGCTGCTGTGCCGCCTGCTGTTAATGCTGCAATTACTGCTGCATCTGTTGCTTTGTTGTAAGCACGTGTCATGTTATCGATCATGGCTGCAAAGAACTCTGGTGAGCTGCGCTCTAAGATTTCTAAGCTGTAGCGTTGTAATCCTGCATACTTCTTAACAGTTAGGTTTACGTATGAAGATACGATACCTGTCTCAGATGGTGCTGCTGCTTCTGCAGTTAAAGCAACTGTTCCAGATGTAGTTATCTTTGGAACTGAAATTGTCATTCCAGCTGCAGGCAAGGCCCGTGACCCGATCGCATCCACTGCCGGTCTAGATCCAATAAGGGTGTCTACTACTGTAGGTACAAACTGTGTTGGAGAAAATGCTGGGTTAGTTGTAAATGAATCGTCTGCAGCAGTTACGTACTTTGCTACATCTGCTTCTGCCTTCATTACCCATGTTGCTGATTCGTGATTACCTAATTTTGCTTTGATGCTGTGTTCTAGCATGTGAGCTTGTGTTCTGATTGGTGAGCGAGGCTCTGTATAGAATGATGCACTGATTGTTGGGCGTGCAGCCTCTACTGGAGCAACCTCTACCA